AACTACACACCCCTTGGATAGTGTGGTAGTGCCTACACAATTAGGTAATTCTAAAAACTATGGTAATGCTATCAAACAAGAAGGGGATGATGCTTTTACTATTCGTTCTTCTGAGCCAAATGGAATCATATTAAATGATAATCAACAAGATAAAATGGACAACTTAAAGGTAGATGAATCAGTAAGTGGCACACTTACTGGGGCAATAGGAAGAGGAGGATCTTCTTCAGAGTATTTGTCTATGTTAAAAAAATTAGAGAAAACTACTGGTAAAATAAGAAGATTAACACCTATTGAATGTGAAAGACTACAGGGTTTTCCTGATGATTGGACAAAAATGGGGGATTATAATGGAGAAATAAAAACAGTTAGTAATACTCAAAGATATAAGACATGTGGTAATGCAGTGACAGTAGATGTGGTATATGCAGTTGTTCAACAATTAAAAGATATACTTTGAAGCTAAGAGATTACCAACAACAGATAGTAAATAAAGGTTTACCTATATTAGAAGATCATAAATTTTTGTATCTTGCTATGGAGGTTCGTACTGGTAAGACAGCTACGAGTTTGAGTATGGTGAGCCTTCTGCCAGTCACGAACTGTCTATTTGTTACTAAGAAAAAAGCTATCTCAAGTATTGAGAATGACTATCAACAATTAAACCACACTTATAATTTATTAGTAATTAACTACGAGAGTCTTCATAAAGTTCCAAGTGATGTCTCATGGGACGCATTAATTTGTGATGAAGCACACACTTTAGGTGCTTTTCCTAAAAAAAGTAAGAGGGCGAGACAGATTATGGATATATTACTGTCTCATGAGCCATATACCATACTGCTTTCAGGCACTCCTACTCCTGAATCATACAGTCAGATGTATCATCAAGTGTGTGGAATACGAAACAATCCTTTTAGAAAGTTTAATAACTTCTATGCATTTGCTAAAACATATGTGGATGTACGACAAAGAAAAATTAATGGTAATTATATTAATGATTACAGTAAAGGACTTCAATCTATTATAGATATGATGAAGCCATATACTATATCTTATACACAGAAAGAAGCTGGATTCAAAGTTCAAACAAATGAGGAAATATTATATGTTGATGTGCCCAGTGATTTAAGAAATATAATTAAAAGACTTAGCACTGATAGAGTTATAGAAGGTAAGGATCAGGTGGTGTTAGCCGACACAGCAGTGAAGCTGATGTCTAAAACACATCAACTATATTCAGGTACTGTAAAGTTTGAGAGTGGTAAGTCTATGGTATTAGATTTAACCAAAGCTAAGTTTATACAAAGTATGTTTAAAAATAAAAAGATTGCTATCTTCTATAAGTTTACTGCAGAGTATGAAGCTATCAAAGATGTGTTTGGTGAATCAATATGTAACACACTGGAAGAGTTTTGTAACACTGACAAAAGCATTGCTTTACAGATAGTAAGTGGAAGAGAAGGTATAAGTTTAAAACAAGCAGTAGCATTAGTATATTATAACATTGACTTTAGTGCTACGAGTTACTGGCAGTCACGAGATAGGATGACTACAAAGGATAGGTTATATAATAAAGTATATTGGATTTTTTCCAAGGGAGGCATTGAGGATCAGATATACAAAGCAGTAGTTAAGAAGAAGGATTACACGCTAACTCACTTCAAAAAGGATTTATTAACTTTGTAGTATGAGAAAGTATATAATTTTTATGTTGTTGTTTATAGGTTGTTCACCTATATATTACCAAAAGGATATAAAGGTAAGTCATGTCTTAGCTGTAACAGAAGAAGGTGATACTTTAAAAATTCCTATTGAAGCCATCAAGCCAACAAACATATATCGTATTTATGATAATGTTCATTCCTATCCAAGATATTGGAATTATTATCATTGGAATGGTGCTCCAACTTATTCCCCAAGTTGGAATAAACCCAACCCAATACCTAATAATAGTAATTCAAACAATAATTCTCAGCCAGTTATTAAGCCTGCTCCAAGTGGAGTAAACCCTCCCCCAACCCCAGTTAATCCTGGTAAAAGAGGTAATTAAAATATGACAGAGCAGAAGATACAAGCTAAAAGAATTAAAGAGTTAGAGGATGAAGGGTACTATGTTATTAAATTATTAAAGACCAACAAGAATGGCATACCAGATTTAATAGCTATACCACCAAACTGTGATGTTTTGTTTTCTGAAATAAAAAAACCAGAAGGTAAAGTGTCTAAGTTGCAAGAGTATAGATTAAAAGAATTAGACAACCATGGTGTTAGAACAGAAATATATAAAGGATAGTGGATATGAAATGGAAGATGATTTTATGGATGCACTTCATATATTACATCCATTGGTTGCTTTTAAAATAGGAAAGTTTATAGAAGATCATGTAACCGATCTTCCACCAAATGAATTAAGATCCTATGTATTAGGTGGTGTAGTTCATATAGATAATGTGGCACAACCCTTTGCTCTTGAGATAGTAAAAGAACCTGGGATGGTTACAACACTAAGTAATTTAATAATGATTACATTAGATGATTACTTAGACTTAATTAATTTAAATAGTTATATCAAATCAAATGAAAAAAATAGACTCATTAATCAACATCACATCACAACATCTATTGTTGCCTGATATATTTTCTAAAAGCAGACAAATAAGATACATAGAAGCTCGTGCTATTATATACACAATACTGAGAAGGTATGGTAGTTATAAACTAAAAGACATAGCTAATGTCTTTTCTAAAAACCATGCAACAATCATTCATGCACTGAAAGAGTTTCCATATATGATAAAAGCTAATCCTCATTTAGAAGTCAAATACCTCTCTATTTTAGAGGAATGGAGTGGAATTGTACAAGAAAATCCTAATAATGTTCTAAATAAATTACAAAAAAGACTCAAATCTTTGGAAAAACAAAATGAAATCCTTAATTTAAATGATAACTTTTTGAAAACTAAAATAGATAATATGGAAGTATGGGCAAAAAAAGATTGTAAATACACTGTTGATGATGCGGAAAAAATCTATGAATATAAAACTTGGTCTAAAAAAAGAAAAATTGATACACTTTTACAAGTAGATTGCAATTTATATTGTAACTTAGGGTGTGATTCAACAATGAGTGAACGCAAAGAAGTAAAACAAAAATCAAAAATAATATACAGAACCATCAAAAAGATTGATGCAGCAATTGGGACATTGTTACTAACATCAATGGATTAATAGATGGCCAAAATATCGGCAGATGATTTAAATGCAATAGCACATGTTAACCATGTGTCTAATAGTCTACACGACTCTGTCGATGAACTATATGAGGATTTAATGGATAGAGACCATGAAGCTGCAAAGCTACATGCTCAACACATCTGTAAGGTTTGTGCTGAATTAATTCAGTCCTTAACCGATGAAATATGAGAAAAGAACGAGTGGTAGAGCTCAGTCAATTTGCTACGACAGTAGCAGAAAGATTTTCTAACTTTAACAGATCAGGTAATGTCAACAACGAAACCTTCTTAGTTGATGAAGTCATCCCTATCTCTGATGATTCTGCAGTAATTAATTTTAAGAAATCAACTGGTAAATTAGCAGTAGCTTTTTGTTATTATATTAATAAAGGAAGATCGAAAGGTTGGAAGTATTTCTTTCCAACTGATTCTCATGTACATGGTTTCTTTGCATTCCAACATTATAAGTTAGAAGCAGAACGAAAAAATTATAAGCATAATTTTAAATAAGAGATATTACAGATGCTAAAGATTTAGCTTTGGATAGTTCTCCACACATTTCATACTCTTCTATTTCGCTAAAGTATTCCATAAGTATATCATAGGCATCATCATCTAAGGGAACATAATGTTTGGTAGGGTTAAAAATAAAAGCCGCCCCATCATCTTTTTCTAATATCTCTTCATAAGTAGCTTTACCAGTTAGAACCAAATAACTGTTATACATACAAGAGTATTCATCAAAGTCTTCTATACTAAATTGTTTTAGTTTTTTCATGATGATTTTTCTAATGCTTCTTCTCTTAACCTTTTCTGTTCTCTTTTAATTTTATCTATCTGATCTTGTACATCATCAGGCATCTTTCTTTTTTCTTCTATCTGTTTGTAGAGTTCAGGGAAATATTTTTTCAAATCACTCTTGCTCATTTTCTTTGGCTTCTTTCTCTTTCTTTCTTCATCGCTTTTTATTTGGAACTCACTAAAGTTAAACAATCTTAATAAAACTTCTTTAGGATCTGAAGAATCCTTCATAATTTGTTCTATATTCTTCTTGTATCTTTTAAGAGATTTTAAGTTTAAACCAAAGAAACCTGGTAAGTCTTCCATAAAGAACTTCTGATAAAGTTCTTTTCTTTTTTCTTCATCTTCTGTGGTTTCAATTCTTTTAACTAAATTAGCTAACAGTTCCATTTGTTCAATAAATGGTATGTCGGTTACATCTGCCTCCCAAGGTTTGCCAGTAATAGCATCAGCAAACATTGCTAATATATCACCCATAACAAACAATGCATTTAAGTTACCAATAAGAGCTGCTCTTGTAAGATCAGTTTTATCTTCATCATCCCATGGTGCTAATACACCAGGTAGTCCAGCCGACAAGTATTGGAAGAATACTGGAAGCACCACATGATAAGTAAATAATCCTCTCAAGTTTTGTCCGAATGTACCTCTTCCTTCTTTACCAAACGATCTTATTATCTTATACATATTTCTTCCATATATAATTTCTTTTCTTAAATAAGATCTGATAGAGGTTTTAAACATATTCATTGTCCTTTGGAAGATACCTCTTGTTTGTGTATAGTCTCTGTTTTGTAAATCAGTAGACTGCTGTGTTTGTCTTGTTGCTATTTCAAATTCTCTTATAGCTCTATCAATCACTTGTTGCTCAGTAAGACCTGGGTTTTCTTTTCTTATTTTATTTTTATGATATTTATACAATGGTACTCCACCAATAAGTATTGCTCCCTTATCTCCTTGTTTTACCAACCACATAGTTCCATCAAGTATTTTTTGGAATGTACCAGTAGTCAGTTTCGATTCGAAGTCAGAGCTCGGTACAAAGTTTTCTAAGTTTTTAATTATAGCTTTACCATATCTGTCTTGTATATACACAGAGTTATTCATTATTTCTTTAATTAAAGTCCTTATCTCTCCTATACTCAGAGCTGCATTTTTACTCCAGTTTCTATAACCTATATCATTCGCATATGTAGGGAAGGACACTAACTGTTTCAAGAAGATAGTTGGGTTCACACCAAGCCTACCTACTACAAAGTAAGTAGTTGCTATGTTCAACCACTGTTCTGATCGAGTGCTACTGATACCTTTAGTGTTTAAAGTTTCTATTTGATTTAGTATCATGTTATAAAAACCATCAGGGTATTGTGATTCAATAGCTTCGCTTATGTTAGGGTTTCTAAACAATTTATTTATTCTATTTAAAGATGGTGCATATGCAGCAAACCAGTTCATTTGTTCTTGATAAGCTATAAAGCTTCTCATCAAATCCATATCTCTAATAGGTATCTTGTTTTTACTTCTAACTTTTGATGAGGATGGTGCAGCCATTCCAGCAAATGCTCCTCCTCCATCAGCTAATAAATTAATTTCACCTGGTTCTACTCCCTCTCTAAATATTTGCCCACCATAGTTTTTACTCCAAGGTAAGTCCATACCATATACTGCTCTATAGGTTTTATTATATCTCTCATACAATCTTGGATATGCTTGTTCTACCATATAGTCAGCTAACACCAAAGCCTCTGAATTATTAGCCTCCATATATTCTCTCATCTCTTTCATTACTCTTTTATAATCTTTGCCATACTTAGCTTCATATGAAGCATGGTTTGCAGGATCTCTATATTGATTTAGGTGATAAGCCATTTGGTATGGAGATAAATGAAGTTGTAAAGCCTCCATTTTTATTTTGTTTTCAGGTGTTTTGTTTCTATTGTATTCAGCTTTAGCTTTGTTATATTTATCTAAGTCTGTAGCTATACCAGTATCTCTAAGTAAAGAATCATTTTCCATTTTACCTATCCACCCTTTACCATATATCTCTTGTAAATTAGTTTCAATCTCTGCTCTATCTTCCATTTGAAAACCTTTATGAACTATAGATGCATCATCAACAAGTCGAGCAGTAATATCTTGGAAAGGACCTCCAAATATTCTACCAGGAGTTTTAGTGATATACTCAACAAGAGTAGTTAAGTCCATTATGTTAGCTATTTGATTTCTTTTAATCCATCCAGTTATACTATTTACCATTCGAGCTGGTAATGACTTAGCTTGTCTTTTCTTTGCATCAGTAAGATTCTGAAACTCTTTCATGATGTTTTTAGCATCAGGGTTTACCACCATCTTCAAATTACTTTTAGTCTCAGGTAACTGGGGATCGTAGTTAGTATTAGGAACTAACATTTCTATTTTGTTGCCAGTGATACTTTCCCAAGCAATTTCAATGTCTCGTAGATATCTGTGATATCTTCTTCTTTTCTGTGTTTCTAATGTGTTTCTTCCTTCATTTACTGTTTCATTTAACTGTTCGAAAACTCTATTTAAACCTGCTACTTTCTCAAAGCTGGAGTCTTCCTCCAACTGTGTATTAGCATAATCATTAATCATTTCCAATGCAGCAATCTCTGCAAATGTATTTTCGTTTTGAAGCGACTGAGACTGTAACTTACCTATTCTATCTAAATTTTTCTGAATTAATGCTTCAATCTTTTTTGGATTATCTTTTATATTTCGAACATTACTAAAAATACTTTTAACTTGCTCTAATAGTTTTATAGTTTGTGAGTCTACCAACTTAGCTTTTAATCTACCACCCTCTACCTTAGCAAAGTCTTTATTTAATAATTTCTCAATCTTTGATTCTAAGCCTTTGACAATTTTTGTTGTTGCCATATCCATTAACTTAGATTTTACTTCTTTTATATTTTCTAAAGTTGCATTTTGAACCTCTTGTACTAACTTTAATGTTTCGGGTTTAGTATACATATCTGCAGGGAATACCACTCTTATAAAGTTTCTTAAAGCTGATTTTACCCTCTCCAAACTCTTAACATTTTTAGTTTGCATGTTTACTACAGCTCTTGCCAATCTAATTTGATTAGCCATATCTTTAGTAGGAGCTTGATAGAAAGATTTTTCTAACTGCATCTCCATCTGAGCTTGTAGCACAGATAATCCTTTCTTATCCTTAACAGCTATATACTCAGGTTGTTTTCTCATAAACTCAATAGTCTTAGTCATTATCTCAGTGTTGGTGAGTTTATATATTTTAGCTCCTGGGTTTTTTGCTTTTAAATTATCTATCTCTTTTTGTTTAGCTGCAATAGCTCTCTTTTTATTTTTCTGAGATTGTAAAACTTCTAACTCTTGTTGTAATTCTACTATTGATTTGCCATAAGAAGTTAAGTTAGTGTTGGTTAGTCTGTCTTTGTACTTAGATATTTTTTCAAACAGTCTTACACCAGTAAGGAATCCACCTTTTAGTTTTTGGAATGACTCAGGCATTCTACTCAATACAAATGTACTGGCATCAGTTAGTTTGTTAACTACATTAGTAGCTATCTTTTTCTTTTCTAACAAATATTTCTTGATAGCTTCAGGGTTAAAGTTAGTTTCTCTCAACTTTACTATAAGTTCTGCAATGTTGGAAATACCACTTCCCGCTTTATCAATATCTTTTTGTTGTCTACCATATGGATTATAAAAATATGGCTTACCTCTCTTTGAAACCTTTTGGAAATAGTAACCAGTTATCTCACCAGTAAACTCATTCCTTGCAGTTCCTAATCTCATTCCAATGTTTTCTAATTCTCTTCTGAGTTTTGAAGTATCAAACAATGCTCTTGGGTTTATAAATCCACGAGCACTCATCATATACCTATCGGCTATGGGTTTAGATTCTTTCTGTTCTCTGCCTTCGAAGATATCTAACTGATCTCCTTTTTCTTTTTTCTTTTGTTGTTCTTGCTTTACTTCTTTCTTAATGTTTTCTGCTTGTTCTACATTTTCTTCTATTGTCACTACAGACCTGCCAGTTTTTACTGCAGCTTTTGCGGTCGAACCACTACCAGCAAATGGATCAAGTATCAACTCACCAGCTTTAGTAGATGCTTTTATAATAGCTTCTAACAAAGCAACAGGCTTGGCAGTTTGATAATTAGAGTCTTGCCCAAAAGCATACTCTCTATCAAAACTGAAGTCCATATCAGTTCTTTGATTACCACTTTGACTAAATGCAAATATCCATTCTTTCAATGGTATACCGAACATCTGTTTAGGTTTACCTTGTTTGTCCAGTTTACCAAACTGTGCAGCAACTGAAGAAGGTTTCAATCCATTTTTAGTAAATGCATCATAATATTTAGCTAATTGTTTTTTGTTAGACTTAGATGCACTAAACATAAAGAATACTGGTGTGTCGGGATTCTGTAGTAATTTAACAACATCACCAACAAACTCATTGAATTGTTCTGGTGATATAAGTTTGTATTTAGTTAAGTTTCTGTTACCACCACGAGCACCTGGTATTATGTATGGAGGGTCTAAGAATATCATATCAAACTTAGCTCCTTCTTTGACTAATTTTTTTATTTCAGCCAAAGCATTTGCTCCTTGAACAACTGCCGCAGTCTTACCATCTTTAGTTTTTAATGTGTATACACCTGCCGCAACTCTTGAAAGCTCACCACTTTTTGCTCCTTGTCCTAATATTCTTCTTACAGTAGGCTCAGGTAAACCAGTTATCTCTGTGATTTGTTTTATAGTAGCAACTTCAACTTTACCCAATACATCTTTGACTTTTTGCTTTTGCGTTTTCTTTTTAGGCTTGAGAGCCTTAACATCTTTTTGAGTAATAGTTTCTCCAGTTCTAATCTTCTGAGCTACAGTATTCATTAAATCAACTATGTCTTGATCTGATTGTGTAAAGGATGATATGTCAAGACCTAATTTAGCCGCAATCTTTTCTACCCATTGTCTAATTCTACTTTTAGTAGGAGCATCTAATTTAGTATAACCATCGGCTAAAACCCCTAATATTTCTGCTAACTTCTCTTCATTCTGTATATCAGTATCATAGTTTTTAATGAAGTTATCAATCTTTTGTTTCTGTTCTTTAGTTAAACCTTTTGCTTTAGCAACTGCTTTTACCATTCTTTTAGTTAACTCTCTTGCCTGTGCATTAGTTTTAACAGAGTTTAATAACAATGCATGAAACATTTCATGAGCAACTGTTCGGTTGCTTCCTTTTGTTAAATCAACATGTATGGTTTGATCTGTAGGATTATAGAAACCTCTACCAGTTTTACCAGTGGCTTTCTGAAAGTTTTCAGATGACTCATGTAAAACTATATTTACTTTAGGTAATATTCTTTTGACTGCTTTTGCAGCTCGAGTTGCAAATTTAACTATACCATCAAATTTACCTTCTACTTCAGTCTCTATTGGTGTAGTAGATTTACTTCTTTTTACTTTACCATCTTTAGTAACATTCTCTGTTTCAATATCTACTTCTTCTTGTACTCCTAACTCAGTTGTTGGTGTAACTACATCTCCTTCGGTTTCAGTTTCGGTTTCTCCAACAAACTCTTGTATATCACCAACCTCTTCTTCTATTTCCGCCTCTTTCTTCGGGGTAACTTTACCTTTGCCTTTTTGGTTACTCGTTCCGGTAGACTCTGATACTGGGTCGGGTACTCCTTCAGCCACTTCTTCAGTAGATTGGGATTCGACTTCGCCAGTTTCCTGAACTGGGCTTTGCTCTTTACTGGCATCTCTTTGTTTTTTTAATTCAACTTTAGCTTCTTCAATAGACTTAGGGCTCATCTTTATAGGGGGTAAACCTAACTTAACCCTTGTTTTATTTTCTTTTTCTATGTACTGTTTTGCTTGAGTATCGGTAATCTCTTCTTCTTGTTCGATGTTAGCTTCAGTACCTTTAACTGCACTCGCCCCTTCAATTAAATTTTTTAACTGAGTATCAATTTTCCCTATCTCTTTATCTATCTTTCCTCTTAACTCAGGAGCAATGGCTTCTCTTTGTCTTTGTAAGATGGCTTTATTATATAACAAACCTACAGCTTTTTTTCGACTTTCTGTGTCGAGGTCTTGAGGTACTTTAGGTACTATACCTCTTATGTCTTGTACTGCATCTAACAAAGACTGCCCTTCTGCTTTATTAATATCACCCTTGTTAATATCATTTTTAATTTTTTGAACATATGCTTTATAGAAAGTACCATCATTACTTATATCTTCAAAAGTTTCAAACATAGGATCGGATATGGCTGTATAATCTTTACCAACATAACCCGCAGCAACTGCAGGAACTGTACTCATTACCCAACCACCAACAGCTTCTTGTGCTCCAGCATACATAATTTGTCCAATAGCATCTCTAACTGATTCAGGTGTTTGAAACATGTCTTTCTCTTTGATTTCATTGTAAATCACTTTACCACTGATATCAGCTATCTCTTGAGCAACACCAGTTTCAAATTCTGCTAATCCACCTGCCCCAATAATAAGAACTCCTTTTGCTATATCACTTTCTATTTCATTTAATACCACTTGTCTAAATGTCAATCCTTGAGTTTGATGTGCACCTTTATATTTTTGTAATCCTTTTAAGACATATTTATTTAGTAAACCTTTTTGATTCATTACATTCCTCAAACCAAAATACTCTAAAGCTCCTACTGTAACTGCAATTGGAAGGCTTACTGCTTTTCTTTCTGCTTCACTAATATCTGCAAAGTCAGGATCTCTCATCATTTCATCTCGTAAATGACTATCTACTTGTGCAAACATTTTTGCTGTTCTTCCTACCCAACCACCTGGTCCAATAAAAGCTGGAAGAGATTCGGCAAGTCCTAACCATGCTCCACCCCAAAATCCTTCTCTCATCATATCACTATATTCAGCAGTAGTGGATTCATTACCAATAGCCATCATATATCCCTCTCTAACTAAATTCATCATACCATCTTCAGTAAGCTTACCAATATTATCTTTTAGGTATGAATCAGAGTATCTTGTTCCAGCATCGAGTTGTTTAGTAGTTATTGAACCATCATCATTAAATTCTATGTTATCATACTTACTGCTTTTTAATACTCTGTCTTCGATATAAGCATTTATTTCACTTATTTGTTCGGGAGAAAAAGATTGTTTAAATGCTTCAAAACTTTCAAAAGGTTCTTTTATATCATCAGGATTAAAGAAACCTAACTCTTCAGCTCTCTTAGCAAATGACTTTTCATATTGAGGTTGACCAAGCATCATGCTAAATGGCATAGCATTTACCATAGCAGTAATACCATAGTCTATATAACTCTCAGACATTCTTGATATACCATAAGTAATACCATTCCATGTAGCTCCTAAGAAACTACCCTTTTTAGCTTTCATCTCAGAGTATTTACCCACCAACATATCTATCTCATACCCTCTATTTGTTAGTGACGCATCCTGTGCATACAAATCTGCTTTTTCACCATCTAACATTACTCTTGCTTGTTCTAAGTCTTTTAAGAATCTTTGACCAATATCTGTATTGATTTGTTCTTGAGTTAGACTGTCTGCTTGTGCCTTTTTTTGTAGATATACTCTTCTCTTTTTTATATAAGCTTGTACTCTGTTATTAAATGCTTCTGCTTCAATGTTTAGTATTTTAAACTGGTTTTCAACTTCGGCATCACTTTGAAGTAATCTGTCTTTTACTGCTAAATTTTTTTCGGTTTTTTCAAACCTGGTATCTACCTTTTGATACTTTCTAATAAAGTCTTGGATATCTTTTGCAGCTTGAAGGTTTTTTGCTTCATCTTTGTTATCTACCTTAACTTTGATTTCGTAAGGCTTACCAGTGGTAGGATCGATTTGGTCTGAAGAAATTTTAACGAAGTCCCTAAATATTTCTGCTTGGTCAAACTTAAAGCCATATCTTTCAAATCTGTAGGCTAAGTCAGGAACTAACTCTTCCTCATCTTGTGCTAATAATTCGGGTGTAATATTGTTAAGTGCATTCTCAAAAGGATCTGCACTTATCTTTTGTTCCTCTTGTTGTAGCTCATCATATTCTTGGAATGTTTCTTTGTCTACTTCTCCTTCATTTATACTAAATGATTCCTCATCAAATTCAATACTTTCTCCTTCTGAAGGTTGGGAAACAGAAGGTATAGAGGGTGACACTGTACCCTGTTCTTCCGAATCTTCCCCAAGTCCAGCATCGTCCATGCTTTCTGATATAGGATCGTCGGGAGATAAATCTTTTTTTTTTACCTTCTCAATGAAAAGGTCTAAGGTGTATCTTTTTTGAAATGTGGGGTCTTTCTTTGCTATCCACTCATACATCTTTACTGCATACTCTTCATTATCCATATTGGTAACGAAGTCTTCCAGCTTGTATCTTCCACTAAAAGAACTATCCTTTGAGTCTATCCATCCATAAAGTTGTTCTAAATATTTATTATTCATATCTATGGTGCTTGATCATCATCTTTTTTCTTTTTCCCTTTATTCTGATTAGCCTGTGTAAATATATCTTGCATTACTTCATCCATCGCTGCCATGATGTTATTAGTTCCATTAGGGGATGTCTTACTGTTAAATATAAATGACCTTGTATTTGTAGCACCATTATATGGATTCGTATATGTTATAGTAAATTCATTATTACCACCTGATAAATCTGTACCAGTTATCGTGAAGTCACTTGCTACCATATCTATACCAGATTTTTCTAAAGCACTCTGCAGTTCACTTGGTATTACGGTTTTCAATTCAGCCAACTGTCCACTATAACTTGAAGAAATTAACTTCTCGTTTATCTTATCTTCATAGGTCATTGCTACTGGATCGCCTCCACCCTTAGGTATACTTGCTGTTGATTGCTCATTAAATGGTTTGTGGTTCTTCTCAGTATATGCAGGAACATTAGTTCGGGTTTCATCACCAAAGTATGTCCCTTCTTCGAAATCAAAACTAAACCCTGATTCGTTAGCTCTTCTTTCTAAATCATCATAAGATAAATCAGTGTAGTCATTCGGTCTCAACTCAGTATTAAGTTTTTGATAAATTACTGAATCACTTATCTTTTCATCTGTGTATTGATCATTCTCATCTTTTTTGTATCTATCTATAGTTTTTGTAGTTTCATTACCATCCTCATCTACAAAAGTTACTGTAATAAAGTTTTTCTCTCTTGTTATATCAGTAATCTGTACTCCTTCTCCATCCTTACCTAATCTTTTGTTAGCTCTATCTTTCAAGTCTTCAACTGATGCACTGAAATCACCTTCACCACCTCCAACAATATTCTTTAAGTCTTGGAAGTAACCTCCAATGTTTTCATTTGTTGATGCTTCACTTTTATCTATAGATGATTCATCTGGTTCATAACTTACATTTGTCTTCTCCACCTTCTTACCTAACATTATTTCTAAATTGTCAGATACATTATCTTCAATTTTAGTTATAGCCTCATCTCTTGCAGCAGCACTACTAAACTCATATGTCATACCATCCGCCGCATCAGGATTTATTTTAATAAAATATTTTAAGTCAGTACCACCTTTAGCTTTGAACTCATCTTCACTCATTGCCATAATGTAATTACCATCTAATGTAGCGATGGTATTAGCAATACCTTTTTCACCTTCTGCAGTTAGTTTTTCAAAAACAATACTTTTTATATCATCAAAATCTGCCTTTATATCTGGATCACTTTCCATCAATCTCACTCCTTCTTCACTCAATACATATGTTCCATCTCTATTTGTTCCTATATATTTTATTAATTTTTCATTGATAAAAGTACCAACTTGATCGGCAAAACCTTTAGCAACATCTGAAACCACATATTGATTTCTGTCATTAGTATAATTCATTATAGACCTGGCATTGTTTATAGCCATAAACTTTTCAGGATTTTTAGTAAAATCAGGTATACTTCCATCCTCATTTATCTTATACATAAATGCATTCATAGTAACTGGATCAATATATAGCTTGGTGTTTTTTAGTTTACCATATCCACTTGCAGAGTTAAATACCGCTATCTCATCGGGAGCTGCTAATATCTCTCCATTTTCTCCTACTGCCAACCTCTCAGTGTGAGCATTGTAAGAAGTCCCTAATTCTTTAGTAATAATATTTAACTCAGACATTTGTCCTTTGACTCTTTCCATCTGAGTTTTATATTCTGTAACAGAGATTGATCCTTTTTTTAATAAACTATTATATGTAGATAATGCTTTACGAATTTGATTTGCAGAGGATATAACTTCATCACTCCACTTTCCATCCTGGTTGACTTCAACTTCTGCTAACTGATCGTATAAAGATTGAGTTCTCTCATCAATATCAGCTTTTATGTTTTCTCTACGAGTAGCCTCATCTGTAAACAGTTTGGTTACTTTAGTAGACATCTCTTCCCAATTCACATAGGAATCAGGACCTCTTTCTACATACTTCTGATAATCTGCAGGTTGAAAATTTTTTTCTGATATTGCCATAAAATCTTTTTTTAACTACCCATGTATTTCAAAAGTGCATCTAACTCTTCAGGTGTCAATTCTTTTTTGTCACCATATAGTTTACTTGTTGCACCAGCCACACCGACTAATCCTTTACCCGCTTGTGAAATACCTTGTTGTAAACTTTGGGCTGCTATTTCTTCTTTATCTGCAGCTTTCATTTCAGCATCTTTAGCTGCACCTACATCCATTGCTATAAGTTGTTGCTTTATGTTTTCTTTTGAAGTAGCTTTCGTTTGATCTAAACCAAATAAAGCTTCTGCTTTATCTATTCTTGTTTTCTCTGTAGCCTCATTAACTTGGCCAGTTATATTTCCAATACCAGCAGCAAGGGTTCTTGCATCTCCTTCTTGTAAAGCTTGTATACCAGCAGTAGCCGCTTGATTGGTTTGTCTATATTGTTCATTAAATGCATCTAATGGAACTTGAAGTTTTTCGTACACATCTTTCTGTGCATCTCTTCGAGCTTGAGCCATTAATCTATCTGCTTTTTTTTGTGCATCTGCAGCTTGTTTAGATGCTTTTGCGGACTGACCAAAAGACATAAGCCCACCACCCAAAGATGTGGCTGCTCCGATACCCGCTGCTATTGTAGTAAATCCTGCCATTCTATATTCTTTTTATTAATTCGGTACTGTATGCATCACCTTGAGTATAACCTAATTCTTTATATATAGAAACTAAGCTTTTATTTTTAATGAGTGCATAACAAATATATTTACCTAATTGTTTTGTTCTTTCTTCTAATGCTAAAATTAATAATTTGATTGCAAGTTTTCTATTTTTCTTATCTTTATATTGAAAATTAGATACTATAAAATCTATCCATACAACATTTGAGTTGGTATTATATAAATAACCAGCTACAACTGGTGTGTCTTCATCATAAACCATCAGTCCCCCAGTACCATTCTCTGGTAAAAAATCTTGAGGTGGAGGTGTCCATCTCCAATCTTTCCACCACTTACATAATATTTCCTCATAGTCAGTGGTTTTGAGTGGATGTATATTTAATTGCATTATAAGACAAAGATAATAAAAAACTATGGATAACTTTTCATCACACTACTTCCGACAGAATATAACTCAACTGGGACAGTTAGTGCATTAGATAAGGTAAACTCCATATAATATCCTCTTGCTCCATGTGATTCGGCTACACTATTTTTAATATATGCTATAAATGTATTAGGTGCTGGAACTACTGCACCTGCTATTGTGGTATCTAAAGTTATACTAAAATCAGGAGCAGTATTATCTATTTCTATAATCTCCCCTGCTAAGGCTGGTGTACCAGTACCCGCATATGCTAAATCACCTATACTTATAATACTACCTACTGCAGATGCAAAACTCACTACAGTTGCTGCGGCAGGTCCTACCACTGTTGTACACTGCCCAATACCATTTGCAGATCTTTCTCTCCAATTTACAACACCATCATTGTTTCTAATAAATGTAAACCACTCTCCTTCTTTCTGTTCAAAGTATGTTCCTAACATAGAACCAGCACTTAAATCTGTAGCTAATTGAGTACAAGACCACGCTTGATTACTTTCGTAAGACATAGTTTTAAACAACTTAATATCTTTTATAGGTCTTGGGTTGAATACACTTGTTATAGTAGAAGCATAATCTTGCCCATAATATTCGTTTCTTGTATTATTGGTGTTGTGTCGATATAAATTACCTTCATTAAAAGAATAAAAGTAACTATTCATTCCTATCATAAACTCAGGGTAAAACGAATAGAAGGATGGCCATCCACCTCTTCCATCGACTCCTGAATTATTTGTATATGTTAATGTATAAGTTGCCATAATTTTAACAAGTTGATTGTGTTGTTACTTCTCCTGCACCTCCAGTTATTCTAATATAATATCTGTTTGGTGAAGTGCCACCTAAATAATAATAACCATCAGATAGTGCGGCAGTACCTTGTGGGTTTGAATATGCAAAGTCTCCAGTCGTTGGAAGTGCACCATTACCTGTATGATAGTAAGTTTGAGTTGGTACTCCAGGTGTTGGTCCTCCACACACATCATTAAAGACTCCTGATGAGCTTGATAAATAACTCGTAACACAAGGTGATATACCTCTACATACTCCATCTGTAACATGCATATATCTATTTCCACTTATTTTATAATAATTATCTGCCGCGGTGTTTACACCATTAGCATCAGTAAATATCCAGTCAGTTGTCACCGGAGTACCTGGGCTACTACCACTCCCTACTGGCATATTGTAATAAGTATTAGTAGTTGCGTCTTGAGCACAAGCTAAATTACTTGATGCAGCTCCCGCACTTCCTTGAAAACTTGTTAGGGCTGCAGGACATTCTACTGCTATGCTCCAAGCTGTACCACTACAAGGTCCTTCAATAACAAAATCTACAGTCTCAGGTGTTGCATTAGGTTTTGGTACAACCATAATACAGTTACCAGGAGGATTATTTGTAAAGGTTACCCCTCCACCTGCTTGATTAGCATAAGGTCCTAAAGTTGCTGGTGTTCCTTGATTTACAAAAGTGTTACTACCTGCATCATATAAATAAGTTGTTCCAGTTGTTGTTTGATTATTACTACCATTTGCATTATCCATAGTTAATGTACATGAAGCAGCAGAGCTTATTTTTCCTACAACACCTTGTAAATATCCTTCGCTTGATGTAGAATACTCGCTTTTTGTTGTTCCATCATATGTCCAAGAACATTTGTCGGGCACTGATTGTGGATTAAATGTTACTTTTACTGCTCCTATTGAATTACCTAAATTCATAGATAATAAATATTTTCCAGTACCACCATTACCATTTACACCACTACCACAGGGTACACTACAGGAAACACATGCTTGTGGTTGTAATAACACAGGATTACCAGGTCCACCGACTAATTGTCTTATAATGTCGTTTTGTTGATAATATCCATTAGGTGCTACTGTAGATAATGTAGCATCAGTGTAAAGCATAGTTGCATTAGCAAAGCTTGTTCCATCAAAATAATATGTTCCTATAGTTCCAGCCATAATTTTAACATGTTCCTTGTTGTATTACTATTCCATTATTGTCAACTTTAAAATAACCTAATGTATATTTATAAAACCCTGCTGGTAATACAGTTGTTGCATCACAGGCTGAGCTTGTATATACTAAACTTCCTACAGTTGGATAGGTTAGTGGAGTAGCTTGATTTAAAAAATAATATGTTTTATTTAATGGTTGTTGACATGCTACTGCCACACTATCTTGTCTTGATCCAGCACTCCAAGAAGTACATGTAAATGTACAATCACAACAAGCATCTGTAGTAGAAGCTGAGTCATAACATAGTGGTTGTGCACTTACTGTTCTAAAATCATATATCAAATATAAGTATTGATTTCCACTTGGTATATTAAATGCTGGATTTGTTGCAGGTGTTAAGTCTGCTTTGTAAATATCTGGTGTAGGGGTTGTAATTAAACCACTACCAATTAAATTTGCACTTGATGTAAGAGTTGCTATATCCGCAACAGTATTATTATACTGAGTGTTACTGGATAAGAAACTAAATTTATAAGAACCATCTCCAACATTATAATTATCTGCCTCTAATTTATTTGTTCTCAACATAAAATTAGCACCATTATATGGAAATATACCTAATGATCTAACCCCTGACTGAGAGAAAAATGTAGATGCTACTGTACTAACCGAACCAAAAGTAGATTGGGTACTTGCTATTGGGCTTATTGTTTGAGTATCACTCCATCCATATTCTACATGTATTTGGTCTCCAGAATCTTGACTTGAGTTTAATACCACTTGAACAATAGTTAAAGTAGTCTCATCTGGACAATTTGGAGTAAATGTAAATGAACAACTGCCAGTTGGTGTTATAGTTACTTCAGCAGTAGTTGGTGTATTTAAGTTTTTATTAAATGTTAATGTACCAGTTGCATTAGTTAAATTTAAAGGGTTAGGAGTTGCATTATTTCCATTCCATACTCCAGTTATAGATGCAGTTCCAGTCACTGTAAAACTAACTGTAGTTGTACTATCGATTACCTCACCGAAATCTATAGTAAATGTTTTAGCTGCAGTACAATTATTTATTGTTACTGTAGTACCACATTTGATTGGTGTGGTAGGAAAAGGTACTTGTATATCATTAGTTGTTAATACATACTCATCCATATATGGATCGTATGCACCTAACTTTTGTGTTGTAAGGTGTTCAACAAATTGATCTCTAAACCAAGACCTCATACCGATATCAGACACAATGTTTATTGGACTACCAACTTGCCCTTGTGCTCCTAATTGTATTACTGCAGACCTTTTAGTGTCTGTAAAATACATAGTCTCACCCCATTGAATAAAACTTTCAGGATTAAAACTTATACCATATTCCTCTATTCTTGCTATTTGTTTACCTAAAACTTCAGGGGTAGAAACAACTGCTCCTCCACCAACTGCATCACTTAACAAGTCTTTACCTTGTTGTACATAACTAATTTTATCTTCTTGTAGTACGAGTATATCTGTTTCTCTACCATGTAATTTCATTACTGGTCCGAAGTTTTGCTCTAAGTCCATAAAGTTTACTAAACCTAAATTAAATTCATTTAAGTTGTTAGTGTTTGTAGAATAACTAAACACTCCACTATATGTTAACCCTGCAAATCTATCAGCTTCTTTATAATCTGCATTAGAAACCGCAAGTGCTCTTTGCCCCATTACTAAGCTTTTGGTAGCTATCTTGTCTAAGATTTTAAAACTTTCAACTCCATTACCAAAAGTATAACAATTAATAAATGGTATATCTACTACTGCATCTTGAGTTGCAGTTTGGTTTTGATCTCCATCAGCAGTACCACTTATATGAAAACCTCCTGTAATAGGAAAGTCTTTAGATGCATCAAAGAATATTTCATCATTTGCTTCAATAGGTTCTGTCTCCCAAACTATTAATTCATTTGCTCTTGTTACTACAATTTCTAACTCTATGTAAGAATATGAATCGCCAAAGACATTATCACATCCTTTTATACCACTTCTTACTGATAAGTATAATGGTTGAGCAGGATCAATTGTTCCAGCATATCCAGCCTGCCAAAACTGCCACACTGGTTCTGCAGGATTAGGACTTGTACATTGTATATTTGCTGCTGAATCTGCAATAGTAGAAACAAAGACACTTGTTAGTTCACTTCCTGACTCCCAAATACCAGTATTTGGATTAAAATCATCTCCTACTGCCCACTCATATAAGTTAATAAAGTTTTGAGATGCTACATATTGTTTATCAAAAACATATCTCCTACCAGGACAGTTTTGTCCACTTCTATCATTTCTACCATACTCACATCTTATATCAATAATACTACCCGCAGGTACATCATATACTTCATATGTAGGTCCACTGGTTTCTGTTATAAATGCTGGATAGTTTACTTGAGCATTACATCTATTTTCATTTTTACTTCTATAATTTTCAACTCCATTTTCAATAACTGGATTAGCTAAATCACCTTGAACTGCAAAGTTCTGTGCTTTTATTTGCATGTATAAGCCAGCTATCTGATGACTTGAAGTTCCTAATTCATTTTGTGTAGCTAAAAAGTCTTCACCTTCTGCAGATATATCTAATACTTCACACTCAGTTAATGATTGTCTTGGACCATTAACATCTCTTTTTACAATAAGTGTATCTCCTTTTTTACATTTGTTTTGATTATCACCTTCTAATTTGAAGTAAACCACATTGTTACTTGGTCTCACATAAAAGAAATTACTATATATAATTTCATAATTACCTTTACTTGGCTTTACTACAAACTTATATCTTGAAGCCCACGAAGGTGGTAAACTACTAATACGAGCTTGTATAGAATTTTTTTTATCTGCATTTTCTGCAGGTACAAATATTGTGTTGTATTCAGAAACCATTACAGTAGAAGCTCTACCATAGTTGTCCATATATACAATACCAGTTTCATAGTCTCTGTTACTATGTAAACTACCCATATCAGATATAGCACTGAAAGTAACCGATGCAGATTCAAACCTAAAGTATTCAAATAAGTTTGTTACTGGAGCATTGGTTTCTCTAAAGTTCATTGCAATAGGTTGAAATGAAACATTGTTTGAACCAGGTGATGTTGTTAGAGCCCATCCTTGTTGAGAACTTGCGTCAGTAATACTACTATTATGTTTAGTCCATCCAGGACAGTTAGTAGGTACAGAAAGAGCACAGTTAAAATTATCAGTTACTGATGTGCCATTTGCACAAGTTGAAATAGGTTGAAAATTAGAGTTTAATACAGTTCCTAATCTTGCTTGAAACTCACTACTATTAACCATATCATATACACTATTATAATCAGATGGTAAAGTAAAGTTTAATGTAAGTTGTACATCACCATTACTAAAAGTTGGTAAGTAACAAGGGTTAGCTGTATCTCCATTTAACTGATCGGTTGTAACTCTAAATACAAATCTTATGATACCATCTTTTTTTAACTTATCAGCAATGTCAGTTAAATTAAATGTAGCTAATGAATTGTTGTACTGTATACTTGAACCTGACAAAGTATATGCAATACCTTGGGATAATGTTGCATCAGGTAATATTTCAAAATCTATATCTTCAGACTTTAATGATGTACTATAATCTACCGATATTCTTCCACCATTTGCATTAGTCATATTATACCCATCCACATAGTTACCATAGATAAGTCTGTTACCCATAATGGTTTGGGCTTTTGAAGTCCTGGGTACATTATCATAAAGTCTTAATAACTCATCTGATCCTAATGTTGTATAAATTTTACTGTTAGTAAACAAAAATGTTTGTGTGGTATTATTTGCCCATCCATAATCATCTTTATCAAATCTCTCTATTACATATATACTATTAGTGTTTGAGTCTTTGTATAACAAGTCTACTTGTTTTACTCTTGAAGAACCAGTATTAAATGATACATTAACTGCATTAAACCTATTTAACATTCCTTCATTTACATAATTAGAAGGACTAAATAAAAAATTATTAGGTTGAAATGCAGGTAAACTAAATAAAGATGTAGCACTATATTCATCATCTTGATATCTATATCTATATGCAAATGAAATAAATCTATTTTCTAAATAATTTTCTTGTCCATTTACAGTTACTAATTCTAAGGAAGGAGCAGATAAAGTATCTGCAGCTCCATAGCCTGGTATCTTTTGTATTACATTAAAATCTTCTTCAACTAAAACATCTGCATATCCTGGGCTTGGTGGATATGGATAACTTCTATTTATATTTATTTTTCTTGGGGGATTTATATCATCTGTAAAAAATAATAAATCATCAATAAGATTTACTCCAGTAATTAAATAAGTAGGTTGAAAGTTTAAAATACTTGAAGAAACAACATGATAAGTTATACTTTGATTTTGTGTGTTATAAGAAACAATAGCATCTAATCTACCACCACTTGTTGGGTTATTAGGATCGTGCACAAACCAATATATAGTTTCAGTTATACCATCTTCATATGCACCAATACATGTAGCATTAACTGAAAAATTTTGTCCTCCAAAAGCTAATGTAGTTAATTGTGTATTGCCTCGTGAGTTTTCTACTGCACCAACCTCTGTGGTTTCAGTTGAACCCAAACGAACATTCTGAGCATCTATATACTCTCCTTGAGGTAGAAGCCTTTCATCGATAGACTTATTCATTCTACCTTGTACAAATACTACATTTTCTAATGCCATTATTTAATCCATTTATTCTGGCCTCTTAAATTCATTAAGAGTCTACCAGGATGTATATTACTTAATCTTAGTTTTGCATTTCTTAATAAAGAAGACTTATCTTTTCTTGCTCTATTAACAATGTACTCTTGAACTCCAAATCGACCATTTAAAATGGCATACTTTATATAAGCATACAAATATTCTTCGAACAACTTATTGACACTGACTTGTGAGTCATCACCATTTTCCATACCATCGGACACATATTCTAATACTATTGAATCTGTTCCTGCCGCAGAGCTAAAATAAATTTTACCTGCTTGTTTATCAACTTTAAATGTAGGGTTTATATTAGCAGTTTCAGTATTAAGTCCAAATCTTGCTCCTACTCTATAATCAAAATACCAACACCCATCTATGCAATACCCCTCACACCCATCAAAATCACTGTCATTGTTAAGATAAATTGATCTTGTTGCTCTACTTAAATCTACTTGAGAATCTTGTGGTCTTAAAACATTACCATTCTGATCAAACAACAACTCAGAGTTGTTGTCTTGTAGATAAGCTGAACTAAAATTAGTTTGTATATTTTCAGTCAAAGGGTAAAGTACCCCATCCTTATACTGAGATATTCTCACCCAGTTAACATAATCAGATGGTAAAGGATAGCTAAAGTTATGGTCTAAAGTTAACTGAAGAACTTTAATTTCTTTCATCGCATCATAGTTCAATTCTTGTATACCTCTTTTAGCATGAAATAAAACTTGATATCTTTCTAAGTTATTTACCAGTTCGTGATTACCTTGATATATTAACATAAAGTTATTGACTATATCTTGCAAAGAAACATACTGATAAGAACCAAGATTAGCATCTGTGGGAGTGTTACCATTATTTTCGTAATATGTATATTGTGTTATATATGCCATCTTTTATGTTTGTATTTGGTTGTCTTGGACTATTTCTTGTTTTCCAAACTCATAGACATCTGCTTCTCTAATCTCTACACCAATGTATTGACATATTTTTGCAATCAAACCTGGTTGATCAGACAATGGTAATTCAAAGTCTTGATAGTCTGCTGCAGTATCATTAAATAAAGGCTCACCACCAGTTAATGTTACATATGTCCAATTTGGTGTAACTGGATATCTTATATACTGTACTTGTACTGCTCCCTTTTGTCTAATTGTACTTGGATAAACTGTAATAGTATTTCCTATTGCAGAGTTAGGTCCAGCTTGTACATTAGATGTAGCTCCGCCTAAAACATACGCGGGAAACTGAGTTGTAGGGGAAGTCAAGTTAGAGCTTGTCAACATATATATTTTCTGTTGATTAACCCTTTCTACTTCAGTTATATTGGTATTAGTGTATACCACATAATTCTGTGCTACAGCATTAGTTATATCTGCACTTAAACTTAAAGTTGTGGTACTATCCACTGCAGTAACATATGCTTGTGAGATGGGGTTAGAAGAGGTGTTAACTATAATGCTCCCTATGGGTGGATTTTGCTCAAATAAAGGATTTGCCGGTGAAGGCACAAAACCACCAGTTGCATCTATTAACTTGTAACCCTGAGCTCCAGTCGTAGTACCACTAAATCTTGCAGAGGGATAATAAAAAACTTTATTTATTAAATAGTAATCTTGAGGTAGATTATAAAGGTTGGCATTATTTAAATTAGCCACAGTCTGATCTAAAAATACCTCAGCTGAAAAACTATCTGCTACTTCTTCTAAACCTTTAACTATGTTTGCATATCCTGTTCCTGATATTCTCGCGTTCTCTTTATTAATCCAATTGTTATATTGATAAAAATAATCTTCAAATATATCCAACTGTGCTTGTTCACAATATAGATTAAAATCTTGTGGAGATATGTAGCCATAGTTGTTCTTATTAGCAATAGCTAATACTGTGTTTCTTACTTCGTTTATCATTGTAAGTTGAGTTTGTACAAAGATAATAAAAAAAAAAGAGGCCTAAATATTTAAGCCCCTTTCTACCTTTAGTTAAGTTGTCTTATGCAGACCACTCTTCTTCTATTTGAGCAATAGCTGTAATAGCATACTTAGGCTCAAGTAAATAGTAAGGGTTTGTCCAGCTTGTCTGTAGTGCATCTTCGATAGCATCCACAATACTGTTAAGTTGCTCTTTAGTCTTAGCTGCATCTGCTGCTGTAGTAGCAGTGATTTTGTAGCCTAAAACTTCAGATACACCTGTAGCAGTATGTCCCACATTGTGAGTAAGGATTTTTACTTCCGTATTTGCTCCTACTTCAATTCCTAAAATACTTTGAATAGGAATTAAATGATAAGCGTCGCTTAAACTGACTTTTAGATATTTTACCATAGTTAAAAATTTTAATGGGTTAAACAATACCACAAAGATATGAAACCTTATTTATCTTTTTTAAGCCTTCTTTGTAAGAGTTTATATATCTCAACACCATCATCACTTTGAAAGTGTGATGCAACTATAAAGTATGGGTCTTCACCAAAAGGAACTGTTAATAGTTTCTTTTTATTTTTTGGTAAATCAAAGTATACATCTTTAGATTGGTTTCTAAATGTTAAGAACCCATTATCAAAAAACTTATATACATCATCTTGTAAATCTAACATCGGATCGTTAAGTGTGTCTAAGAAATCAATAGGATTGTTTTTAGCATATAATAATATATCTCTTTTCAATTCAGTTGAAGTTTTCTTATCTACACCACTGCCAAGAAGAACTCTACATACAGAAACAAGTTTTTCAAACTCTAAGTTTTTCGCCATAACTTGAGCATCTAAACCTAACTCTACTATTTCTAATTCTTCCGCAGCATCTTGCTCCTTGTTTATTTCTTCATACACATAGTTTCTTTGTGGATGATAATATAAAAATTGTTGTAATACTTGATTGGTTTTAGCAACATGTAAAATACCATCTTCAAACAGAATTGGTTCTAAGATTGCATTTCCATCTTGTTCATCTTCAAAAGGTGACTTTTGATTTTTAGCATACCTAAGTGGTCTATTGACGTTTTGTTCTTCATCAAACCACATTAAAGGATATCTTGCTGAGTTTCTCGATGCCAACATATAGGTAAGTGGTGCGGCATCTCTTTTTAATTTGTAGAATTTATCTACCAAAGGTTGTTTTTTTGTCTTTTTCATTATATTAAATTTTAATTTGATTAAATAAAATAAAAAGGGGAGGAGACATCCTCCCCTAATTATTGATTAAATATTAAGCATCTTGGAATAAGAAGAAGTTGTTTGCACCTAAAGTACATACAGCTCTCTCACTCAAGAAGTTTACTTCCATCGCATCTAAGTCAGAAGTTCTTGCTCCACCAGCAGAACCAGTGATCCAAGTTTTATATCTTCTGTCTTCAGTTTCGGAAGCTCTATATCTTACATGTAAGAATGGTCTCTTAGCATTTTTACCTAAGATTTGATCGTATACTGTAGTAGAACCAGCAGGGACTAATAGTCCATTAACTTTTCCACCTACGATACCACCTCTCATTGTAGGATCGTTTAGATATTTCCAGTCTGACTTGTAGAAGTCATAGCCTCTTCTGAATCCAGTGAATCCAAGATTAAGTGCCATTTCTTCATCATTGTCAAATAATCCATAAGATGTACCACCAGCTCCATAAGAATTTTGCTGTGCTAACATATCATCGATATCAAACGAGAAGTTTCTGTTTAAGAAAATTACATTTTCCTCAATAGAACCTTGCTTGTCTAATCTTGAAATAACTGAGTCGAAGTCTGCAAGAGAAGAAGGATTTCCTCCACCCCAAACATTACCTCTTGCTCCTACTACGAAGAAGATACCATCAGAACCATTAAGGTTTGCTACAGACGCACCAGCACCAACTCCTTGTAAGAAGTCACCAGCACCAGAAGCTGCTTCTGCAGGAACTGCTTCAATCATTGCAGTTTCTAAGTAATCTTCGAATCTTAGTCTTGTTTCATGCTCAGACTTTAGATACCATAAATATCCAGATGCTCCATTTTCTGTAGTAACTTCAATCCATCCGATTTGAGCCATATCAGAACCAGATACATTGTATTTGTCCTTGATAATAATTGGCTTGTTGTCAAAGATGAAGTCATCAGCTTCAAGAGATCCTTGCATTCCATTAGTTCCTTTGTTAAATTCAGAACCATATACGAAAATATCACAAGCAACTGCTGCTGCTACTGCTTGGCCTCCAGCCTCATAGTAAGCAATTGTTACTTGATTAACTGCATTACCACCAGAACCAGGTCCAACAGTTACGATTCCTTTGTTACTGAGGTTTGAACCTGCAGTCTTGTCAGAAATCATTACAGTTTGACCAACTCTAAGAGCTGCAGAATTTGGAGAACCAGCTAATGCAGGGTTAAAGTTAGTAATGTTATTAGGAATTGTCCACACACCATTTGCTGCGGCTGCTCCTGCACCTGAAGTACAATTCTGATATTTAACGTGTAGTCTTCCTTGCTCTGCCCATTTAATAAGGTCAGAGTTAGAAGGCATTTCAGCTCCTACCATTCTTAGGAAGGAAGCTATTGATCGATTGCCATATCTTTCAAACTCTTTTTCAAATGTATCAGGTAAATACTGATTCAAGAAATTAAAGTCTGTAATATAATTTGTAGAAAGCGGTACTTGCTGACTACTTGGTTGCAAATCAAAACCAGGGGCTACATTTACTGCCATAATTTTAATTTTTAAATTGTTTTACATTTTTTTAATACTTCTAATTTTGAGTCCTCTTCCACTATCATTATTGCTACTTTGAACAGCTCTAATTTTTAAACCATCCTTAGTAACATAACTTGGGGCTTTTCTCACATCCATATTAATGTTTTTAGATTTTTTAGAAACATTTTCTACAGCCTGTGACATCCCTAAGTCATAAAAGTATTTGGCAAATTTGTCAGGATTACTTGCAACAGATAAAGCTTTGTGGTATGCATTTGCATCTTTTATCAAACCTTTATCATCTACAAACTTTTGCACAAAATTGTTAAAGTCCAATTGAACATTATATAATTCTTGTGCAGTACCTGGCTTATACGTATAATTATCATCTCCTACAGTAACATCAAAACCTTTGAAGTCATCGGAAAAAACCTTTTGAGTTTCTTCTTGGAAATAATCTCTTATTTTTTTATTTGCCTCAACTTGCGTTTGAGATTTCTCAAGAGCCTCTTTATAAGCATTAAGTTGTTTTTCTTGATCTTCTGATAATCCACCCCCACTTGACTCAAGAGGAATTTTATACTTATCTTTTTGTTCATTAAAAAACTTCTTCGCTTTTGCGAGTTCTCGTTTTTTAGCCAACTTCTTCTTCTTAATGTCTTTTGGATCATCAAGTTCCTCATCGAAACTAAATTTATCCTCCATGACATCTTGAATGTCAATTGCATCTAACCCATCTTCTTGGGTTGCAATATAGTCGGCAAGTACAGCATCATCTTCCATAGCATCGTAATCTCTTTGTAAATTATAGAAATCACTGATGCCACGACCAGTTTCTTGCTTATACTTTAAATACGCAGAAACATCTTCAGGTAATGGTTCATTTACTTCTTTTTCTGTAAAAAGTTCATCAACTGAATTTATTTCTTTGTCATATCTATTCTTCAAAAAAGAAAGAACGTCTTCATCACTTAACTCTGATGAGGGAGTTTTCTCTTCAACCTCACTCTTAGGTTGTTCCTCTACCACTTCTTCTACTTGTTGTGGCTGTTCTTGTTTTGTTTCATCTTCATGCTTTTGTAGAAGTTGTTCTTCTATTTCAGCTTTCGATTTGTTTTCGTTGCCATCTATGGCTCTTACTTTTAATTCCATATTATATTAAATTTAATTTTTACAAAGTTATACATTTATTTTTCTAAATTTTGGGCTTATCTTGGATCGAACTCCGCCATATCAAACCCATCTAAACTATCTTCATTTGATTCAAAATTAATAGAAGGTAAATCTCTTTTCTTCTGTTCAATCATTTTAGATGTTTCTGTAGATTGTTGACTGATTCTCTCTGACTTACCTTGCTCTTTAGCTTCTTCTCTTGTATCAATTGCTTGTTGTTCCAAGCCTTTTAGTTGCATATTGTAAGAAAACTCCTCCGCCATTAGAGCTAATTTAAGTTCTTTCTCTGCAGTCAGCTTTTGTATTTCATACTGTATCTTAGCTTGTTCTACTGCAATTTTACCTTCAGTCTCCATTTTTTGTTTCTGCATTGCAATCTCTGCTGCAGCTTGTTGTTGTTGCATAGCTTGTTGGGCCTGCATTTGTTGTTGCATCATTTGTTGTTGTTGCTCAGCTTCTTGTTTTTTCTTTCTCTTAACTTTCAACAATTGATTAGCCATTTTAATATTATGTATTTCTCTAATATCAATAGCATCTTCTAAACTAATATTTTCTTTTGATAATGCCATTTGAATGTTTTGTTCTAACATTGCTTTTTGCTCTTCATCAGGAGCAAGTTCTATAAACACACCAAAATCATAGATATATAAATCTTTTATGTCTTCTAATATTGCAAGATTATATTTTCCTATTTGCATCGCAAACTCATCTTTGAAATCTGCATACTTTAAAATATCAGCAGTTCTTATTGTTAAACACTCTGCCATTCTTCTTGCAATAAATAAACTTCCATCTAATATATGTCTTGTTGCTACATTAGAATTAAGTGCAGCTAACTTTTGTACACCAACCAAAGAATTTGGATCTGGTACTGAAGCGTCTCGAGCTTCATTTAAACCAGTAACAGTACGAATCATATCTAAGTAATGATTGTAGTTGCCAATTAACATTTGAAGTTTTCCACCTCCACTGTTAGCAGTTAACTGTTGAATAGGAACTCTTGCATTATTAAATTCGCCATCACCAGTGTAACTTCTACCTACAACACTACCAGTTTGAAAATATAATCGTAACGCATCTTCAGGATTATAGGCTTGTCCAGTTCCTAAGTCTACTTCGTTTAAACCATCGGCATCAATAAATACACCATCAGGTACAACTCTGGAAACTACTTGTTGGATTTTCAAATGAGTAATTTGAATTAAGTCAGCGAAAGGTATCATTCTTTTACACAATGACTCCATCATACCTTTGTAACTTCTTGGTGCACAAGCCACATAATTTGGCATAGCAAATTGATTTGCAGATTTTGGTCTTACCATATTCTCCATCATTTGCCACTGCAAAATAATATTTGTACCCATTACCATTACACCTTCATACCATACATCAATCTTTTTTTCTACCTTTTCAAACTTTCCTTCTTCCATCATTTCTGCTGGAGGATTAAACTGATCATCTTTTTCTACAGTTTTATATGTACCATCTTCCATTCTTTTTCTTTTATAAACAAAAGAATTAGTGCTTTTATAATTAAAATACATCAAAGTTGCAGTGTCTCTATAAAACATACTGTTTTCATACATCTGTGCAGTTTGATAATAGTTATACCACGATTGACTATATTTAGATATTTCTTCTAAATCTTCATTAGTTAACTCTGGATCAATTTTAAGTAATTCTCCTATAGGAACTGTTTTAATTTCCCCCCAATAAAAACAATCTTTAAAGTATGGGTCTTCTGTGTAACTATAAACCACATTAACAGGATCAACATAACTTATTTTTACACCTTGTCCTTGCAAAAACTCGTGTTTAGTAATACCGATACCTAAAGTAGCCATATCATAATCAACTCTTTTACGAGTATCATCATAATGATTTTCAGCTAATAATGTATTAACTGCTTCTTCACAAGCTATTTCTATTGCAGGTTTATATTTTAAATTCATAAACAACTCAAGTTCTTCTCCAGTTTCAGGTAATTCTTCTTCAGGAACATTGAATACATCAATGCCAAAATCTTGAGTCATTTGTGTTAAGATAGGTTTTGCTAACATATCTCCTTCTACCATTTCTTGAAACTGACTTCTTTTTTCTGCAGACAACGCGTCTTGAGCATATGTTTTTACTTTGAACATACGATCTTGCATTCCATTAACTACAATATCAATAAACTTAGGAATAATAGGAACTGGTGTCCAGTCTAAATTAAGATAAGATAAATCACCATCTATTGCTAATTCATTTTTATATTTAGCAATAGACTGCTCTCCACGAGCATAGAGTCTTAATTTATTAAACTCTGCCCATTGGCTATAAAATCTACAAGAGTTACTATCTCTACGAAACCATTCGTACTGTATAGCTTGACCTACTTGTAACCCATATTCTACTGTAGCTTTTTCGGAATCAGAAACAAATTGATCTGGAAATGCAGCAGCCTTAATATCTATATTTACCTTCTTCATCTATTAAGTAATTGACTTACTGAACTTTTGTTGTTATACCTTGCAAAGTTAATGCTAATTTTTGACTTTTCTTTTGTCGGAGTGTATAAGTGTTTTTGATTTGCCATGATGGCCAACCCACTACTTATAGCAGCATCAAACCTTGTTCTGTTATTAATATCAAACTTAGCCCAGTCTTCTAATGTTCTTTGAAAATACATCATACCCATATCATCTTTTTCTCGGAAAGTACCCTCCATATCTAAACCTATATGTTTTTCTATATAAGACTCAATTGCAGATGCATGAGCTTGTTTAACATCCTCTGATGTATTTGGTATACCTCCTAATTCTTTTTCAGTTTTAGATAGTTTATTAAATGTTTTATCTGGTCTGTTTAAACTAAATCCTCTATACCCTCTATTTTTAAAATGATAAAGTAATCGAGGTTTGTTATTTTCAACCAATATTGGCATACCATAAAAAACACATGCCATTAAGACTTCTTCAAAAAATATCTCAGCAGTTTGTGGTCGAGCTATGTATTCTAAAAAAAAGTGATTACTTGGCCACTCATCCATATTAAACTTAGTCATACCATGTAATGATCCATTAGAACCGCTACCCACTGTTACTCCTGAAATATCATAAGAGTCACACCCAAACGAACCTAAGTGTTCATTACCTGGAAGTTTCCTTCCATTCTTAGCAATAACTCTGTTTTGTTGTTCAGGTTTAGGTAGATAAGATACAAAAAATCTGCCTCTTGTATTTGGAGTCCAAATTACTTTAGTATCTTGTATGCCATCTTTCCAATGAAAACTACCTTGAACCATATGGTGTTTCATTATTAATGAGTCATTATAATCAATTTGTTGATAAATTTTTGTAAGATTAAATAAAGACTGTTTACTCTCATCTCTAAATGCATGTGACTCAGAACGAGGAAATTGTCTATAATATTCATTAAGTGCATCAGGATCAATAGTTAATGACTCTACTTCATTTTCCCAATAATCAATAGCGCCTTGATAAATGTTTTCTCCATCTATTCCAACCACATATGTTTCGGGATTTTTTAATACTGGCATACCATATCTATCGATAAAACCTTCCATATTCCATTCCATTGGAATAAATAAATTATATAGCCCTGATTTTGTTTGTCCATTTTGATTTCTTTTTGATGGATCAGAATCATAAAATAATGCCTTAAAATTTCCCCCTCCTTTATCTAATGCATTAGAGGTAGAACCCATCATACATTTACCAATAATTTTACTTCCTAATCTTAAACAAGTTTTAGTTACCCTCCAGTTATTTAAAATATTTTCAGGTCTTTCCCATTTACCACTCTCATCATGTAATAATAATTGTAGCTTTTCTCCATCATAACTGTTGTCAGACGTATTCTTCCAGTCAATAGTGGTATCTAAACCCTCTAATTCTTCTTCACCTTGATCAAACATATTTTTCTTAGTAATCTTAGAAGCTGGAACTCTATAAGCTAATTCGGTTTTAGGTTTGTCCATACCATCTTGAATAGGTTTAAAAAAGAAAGGATAATTATTAGAGATAGGAACAACCTTGTCAGTAAACATTTTTTTAGCATCTGAACCAGTTTTAGATAAAATACCTATTCGTGAATCTTTAGAAATAGTTGCAGTATTGACACCTTCACAAGAACTCATAAAAGAAAACCCTGATCTTCTTATTTTTAAATAACACATTCCAAAACTTCTTTTATCTAATTTAGAAGCTTCCCAGTATATATAAAATATTCTATTAGCTTCTCTAAAATCAGGATGTCCTACATCGATTTTAGTCCATTGTAAATACATATAGTGTGTGCCAGTTATATATGTAGGGATGCCATTATTTAAAAACCAATATCCTTGTTCTCTTCTATTAAACTCTGTTTCAATATAATCCACCCATTTATTTTTAAACTGAGGTGGTGCTTCATGCCATTGAAATATAGTTTGTACTCTTTTAAGTTCTTTAGGATATTCTTGTGGTTTCCAATACTGTTTAGTTTTTTCTAACTTAGAAGTAAGTTTTGGAGTAGAAGGCAAAGCTATCTTTACATTGTTGATATCATATACATCACCAATAGTGCCATCAGTAGATATAACTACTATATCATATTTTTCATTATACCCAGGCTGCCATGCTCGAGCTTTATTTTTTCGAGACATAACATTTTTTGGAACAACGTCTTTTATGATAGTATATAAACTATCTTGACCGTGATTCTGCAAATCCTTGAGGCGTTTTTGTTTTTGTAACTTCATTACCTTCTAATAATAATTTTTCATCTTCTATTCTTTTGAGTATTTCAAAAGCATCAAAGATGGCTAATTTTTTTGTAGCTGCGGCATTTTTTAATCTATCTGCGGCTAACTCATCCTCGGGATCTGGTTTGATTATTTCTTCTTTTGCAACTTTAATTAGTTGTCTTACAGCTCTTTCACCTGCTTTTATAATTTCTAACTTAATATCTCTTGTTTCCATTATAGTTTTACAGTTATATGTGAAGTAAACATTCTGTACAATACTTCATCATCAATTATAAATTCATATTCACTATCAGGTTGGTAGGCTATTTCATCACCCACTTGTAAACCTAAGTCTTCAAGTTCTTTGTTAATATATTTAATTACACCAACTAAAGGTTCGATACTGCCACCTTTTTCTATAAAGCTTTCTTTTTTTTGAGATGGCTTTATAAAACAATATTTATCATGTCCTTTCCATACACCATCTTTTTTATATAGAAAAAACTGATCGTTGTCAACAATAAACAAATCATCTCTTAAAAAACTCCTTCCACTTTGTCTTCTTCCATACATATCATTATAAAATTTAAATACATTGTGATGAACAACTAAAGTGTCACCAACTTCTATTTCTCCTTTATAATTTATGGGGGTTGCTTTTACTGTAGCAAACCTATTAGATGATTTATGGTCTTCTTCAGATGCGCTTGTTATAAAATCAACATCTCCAATTTTTTTAATATTGTTATATCTTCTATTATTAATAGGAGATACTAAAAAAGAAAAGGGGGACTTCATTAAAAGTGTATATTGTATTCCAACGATACAGGCATAGTATATTTGAACTCTTTCCAAAGCAAAACTTCTTCGCCTTTTATGATCCAAATTTTATATGCTTCTGTTTCTTGTTGTATTAAATGGATTACATACTTGCCACCCAAGACTTCTTGTCCGACTATATAATGCATTGCACCAGACTTATAGTCTGCTCCTATAGATATTTTTCGTATGTCCATTTAATTAAAATGAAGTTCCAATATTGAGAACTCGGTAATATAAGTTTAAGTATAGCACACCATTACCTTGGGTTGGGTTTGCGGCTGTGTTCAAAGTGACTGCTGTGTTTTGTGGTAATACCCCTGTAGCAATTTGAAACTTTTTTACAATATCTGTAGCAAAGTTTGCGGTCTGAGCAGTGATAGAAAACAAATCATAAGCATTACCATTCTTTACAACTAAGTTATTTCCATAGTTATATGCACTTGAACCAGCATCTACATAGATAGCCACATCCATTACATCAATAACTTTGTTAGCTCCTGGAGCTGCAATTAACTCTTTAGGTGTTGTTGATAATAGTAATTGTTCAGCAGAATTAACTTGAACATGAGCAACCAAAGTATCTACCCCATATAAATCTTGTAAATCTCCTAATGTACAACTTTTAGTTACTAAGTTATCTGATTGATCAGTTAACACTAAATAGTCAGTAATAGTTGGAGCTACAACATTTGGATATGCAGATGTGTTACTTATTCTCGCCATTTACTTTTTCTTTTCTTCTTTCTCTACAACTGGTTCAGGGTCTTTTACCTCTCCAGTTCTTAAATCGATAGTCGCATTCTCTCCATACTTTTTAGTGAGTCCTTTTTCTAAATCTCTAAACTCTTCTTGTATAGTGTCTAAAGCTTCTATCATTTGTTTTTGACTTACAACTGCGTCTGCAATTGCTACCTTAGTATTCATAAATCTTTGATTTATATCTTGAATACTTTTTAATTCTTCTTCTGTCAAATTTTTTGCCATTGTATTTAATTTAAATTGTTAAACATTTATTGGACAAAGATAGTAAAAATTAATTTACAATGAGTTAAGTGTAACAGGCAATATAATTTTTCCACCTTCATTTAAATAGTTTTCATAGTTAGATAACAACATGTCTTTTTCCTCATCACTTATATCATCAGCATCCCACCATAAATCAACTAAAATAACATCATATTTTTGTGAAGGAGTGTAAGTGTATGCATCTGCATAAAACAACCCTACACCAACTGGTATTATTTCTCTGTTAATTGCATAATCTATTAACTCTTGGTCATTGTCAATAACATCTACTTTTTTATACAAAGTGTTAGCTAATAATGGAACTAATCCCATTCCTAAACCACAGATAAGTATACTATTAGTTTCTACTCCATCAAACAGTTGTGAAATGCCTGGGCATTCACACTGCCCTAACATATAATCAGCATAATAATCTTCATTCTCAATATAATTATCTCCAAAATGCATTGTAGCTTTTCCTTGACTTTTAGTAACACTAAAGTTTTCTCCTTCGTATTGCTGTAGTTTTAATACTTCTATTTTCATATTGATTTACAAATTACATCTACTTTTGAATAATCTACATACAAATATCCATTTTCAGCTTCAGTAGCCGCCCAAGGAACTTCATGTCCAAGAACACCTTGAAATTTACCACCAAAATCTATTTCGGGGTATTTATATTCAAATTCATAGATGTTTACACCTTTTCGTGAAACACCTATTTTTTTTATATTCTTTTTTAATCTTTCATCAGATGGACCACTACATAATAATATGGCAGATAAATACCCAGTTCCAAATACAATAGTAAAAACATAAGTAGATGATGCTCCAGAAGATGTTCCAGCCCCTCCCCAGTTACCATTACCTATGGGAGTGGTTAGGGCTGAGTTGGTGTATACATTAACTCCTACTGCAACTGCACCAGAGGTATACATTGAAGTAGAACAAGTTTGAAAACAACCAAATACTTTTTTAGGATAAGTTCCACTGGTTCTAAATCGTTGAATAGATGATGTAGCATCTTTATCATATCCATAAAATTCAGAAAACTCGTAAGGAACAGTGGTATTGGGATGTGATGGAGAAGCGGTGTTTATAGTTGGGTATGTCATTGTTCCAGGTGCACACTGTCCACCATTAACAAGACAGTCTATATGTATACCACCTGTTATAGTCCCTGAGCCATATGTAGCATACATACACTCTTGAGCTATTCCTAACATTTCTAATGTTCCACTTGAAGGTACTGCCATTGTTAGTTATGTTTAAGTTGTTTCTTTACTTCATCTAATTCTTTCGATAAGTCTTTTATCGCTTCAACAAGTAAAGGCACAACCTTAGCATAATCAACAGTTTTATAACCATCACCGATCGGTGCTTCTTTTATAATTTCGGGTAATACCGACTCTACTTCTTGTGCAGATAATCCAACTTTTTTGTCTGCTTCGTAACCATACTCTTGAGCTTTTTCATTAGCTGTATAATAGAAACCATTAAGTTGTTTTACTTTATTTAAAGCATCTGGTATGTTACCTTGTATATCTTTTAGTCTTTCATCTGAATAGTAAGCTACAATGTCTCCAGCAACTCTAATTGAATCTCCAGTATTGCTTCCATCAAAATAATAACTGGTATTAGCTGAGTCATAAAAGATTGGAGCTCTTAAATCTGCATTTGAATTAATTGTACTTGATGCTAATATATCACCACTAAATTGCATTTGAGAACCAACACAAGTCATTCTAACATCAAAGTCTGAAGTATCGCCATCTGCATCATGCCAGTCCATATATTTACCTGCCTCCATAACACCATCAGATGCTACATACATTGCTTTATCCCACCAGTCTCCCGATGAACCTACATCTAAATTTACTGTAGCACTACCTGAAGATGCACCACCACTTAATCCAGTTCCTGCAACTACTGCTGTAATATCTCCATCACCACTACCAGTTCCTCCAGTTGTTATATTAGTTACTCTTCCATAGGCATCTACAGTTATATTATCTATTTTAGTAGAATTTGATGTACTACCATAAGTACCTGCACCAACACCACCAAGTCCCATATTTATTGTAACTGATCCACTTGTACCACCACCAGTCAAGTTTGTTCCAGCAACTACTGCTGTAATATCTCCATTGTTTGTTGTCCATCCACTGTCATTATTAAATGTGGACAAATCAATATCTCCAGGTGCTATTCTATATTGATTTCCTGAAGTATTTATAATTGGAAACCAATCTGCATTACCTGAGTTTGAAGTGACTGATAAACCTTCTAAATCTAAAGATATAGTACCACTTCCAGTAATAGTTCCTCCAGTTAATCCTGTTCCTGTTGCAACCGATGTTACACCTTGATTATCAGTACCACTTGATGCAGAAGTAATGTGTCCAGATGCATTTACTGTAACAGTTGCATTGGTATATGTATTAGCAGTAACTCCAGAGTTAGCGTGTGATATTGTTACTGATCCACTTGAGCCTCCTCCACTAATTGGAGAAGTTGTAGATACATTAGTTATATCTCCAGTGCTACTTGTAAAGCCAGCATCATTATTAAATATACTAAGTCCTATATCAGAAGCTTCAATTTTTCTTTCTGCATCCGCATCCAATACTATAAACTCATCTGAGGCTACCATTGTTGTGGTTGCAGTTAATTCAGATAAATCTAAAGTAATTGTACCACTTCCAGTAATAACTCCACCATCTAATCCAGTTCCTGTTCCTATCGAAGTTACTCCTGAACTTGTTACATATCCAGCTCCATTAGTTAGCTGGTTGTTATTTGTAATAGAACAATTTAATGTTACTGTTCCACTTGTTCCTCCACCACTCATTCCTGTACCCGCAGTAACTCCAGTTATATCCCCTACATTAGTAGTATAACCTGCACCATTAGTTAACTGATTGTTGTTAGTAATTTCGTTATTAATAGTAAAAGTATCACCTGAACGAGCAGTATTAATATTTGTACCTCCTGTTATTGTTAAAGTATCGTTGTTACTGTTTGCTGTTGCAGTACCACCATTGTCGGCACTAAAGTTTTTGTATATGTTTTGTGAAGAACCTAAATCTGTATTGGTTAAGGTAACTGATCCTGAAGTTCCTCCTCCACTCATACCAGTGCCAGCAGTAACTGCTGTTATATCTCCTTGTGGTACAGCAAATGAAGTTGTTAGTGTACCTCCATCTTGTTGAGTTAATGTTAAAGTAACTGTTGATGAGCCTGAATCGGAAAATCCAGTTATCATATTGTCATATGCAGAATTAGACTCTGTTGATCCACCACCCGACCAAGTAATACCACCTGAGACTACTAAATTATTACTTGCTGTATTATAAGTAAGTCCAGCATCTCCAACTAAACTTGCAGAGCCTGACCATACCGCTACTTGTGCAGATGATCCACTACCCGATAATATTGAAGTATTATCCACTTTTTGCCATGCATCTGTACCTGCTCCATTATCTACATAGATAGCCCAGTCACCAACTTTCCAATCTGTAATACCATCTAAGTTTGTAGAACCAGCTACTGATACTATCCAAAATTGACCATTATCAGGAGAGAGTCCAGATAAGTCCGGATTGTCGGTACTGGCATTCCAATTTCCTTCAAAGGCTAATCCTGAAGGTACATTTGCAATAGCCGAATTAATAGCAGTTTGTATTTGTGCGCCTGTTGCTAATTTTGATGAAGCACCACTTACCGCTGCAGTATCAACACCAATCGTTGGGGTTGTTCCTCCTGTAGAGGTTACTGGTGCAGTTGCGCCTACGCTTGTAACACCTGAACTTGAACTGGTTCCAGCTCCGATTAAACTTCTTACTTCAGCTCCTGTAATACCTGAGTTTAATGAAGGTGTACTACCATTACTTAATATGGCAGGGACCCCAGTATCACCAACTACAGTACAATTTAATGTTACACTTCCACTTGAACCTCCACCACTCATTCCTGTTCCTGCATTTACTGCAGTAATATCTCCTACATTAGTAGTATATCCACTATCATTAGTCCATTGAGAAATGTTACCCGATTTATTAGTAAATGTGGTTGATGAAGAAGCGGTAACATCCGCAGTTAATGTAATTGTTCCTGAAGTAGTTACTGTTCCACCACCACCAAGTCCAGAACCAGCACTTACAGTTACTGAAGTAACAGTTCCTGTATTTGTTGTAAATCCTGAATCATTACTAAATTTAGATAAACCTATATCACTTAATAAAGCTCTATACGCATTATTACTTTGGTTATATATTATGGAAGAAGTATTTCCTATAGTAGCTTCAGTGGCTGCTAATACTAAATTGTCACTTCCTGCATAATCTATTGCTACAGTTCCGCTTCCAGTAATAGTTCCTCCAGTTAAACCAGCACCTGTAGCTACTGAAGTTACCGAACCTGTTCCTGTTCCTGCACCTATTAAAGATCTTATTTCTGCCCCAGTTACACCAGATGCTAAAGTTGGTGTACCACCACCACTAAATATTCCTGGTTCTGCAAATGTGGTATAGCCAGCTCCATTAGTAAGTTGATTATTATTTGTAATAGAACAATTTAAAGTAACAGAACCGCTTGTGCCTCCACCACTCATTCCTGTTCCCGCCACTACTGCTGTAATATCACCTTGAGGTGCTGCCGCCATTAGATTTTGTACAGTAATTTTTTTGTTTTTAGGAGCACCTTCATCATAAATTATTAATTCATCTTCATCTGCTGGTGTGGCACTCAATGCTGTTAAACCTGATATATTTATACCCACTTGTGGGACAGGACCTGTTGAATTAGCTACAGTAATACCTAAATAATTATCGTTTGTTGAAGCTGATACTCCTGTAATATCTCCTTGAGGTATTGATGGGAATGTGGTTAAATTACCTGCACCATCTATATATTGTGAGGAAGTTCCTGCCATTGTTATAGCAAGAGTACCAGAACTTGTTACTGGTTGACCTCCTACAGTAAAAGCATCTCCTTGGTGAGTAAACCCTACACTTGTAACTGTTCCTGTATTTGTTGTATATCCAGGACCATTTGTTAATTGGTTTAAGTTGGTAATATCATTAGTAATAGTAACTGCGTTTCCAGTACGAGATGTTGTAATATTAGTTCCACCACCAATATTTACAGTTTCTCCATCTGTTACAGTAGCAGTCCCTGCATTGTCGGCTGAAAGAATCCAACTACTCATTGTGCCTGAGCCTGTACCAGCTCCGATAGCTGTTCTGAATGCAGAAGCACTTAAAAAACTTACACTATTATCTGCATTTGCTCTTAGGAAAGTAACCGCACTTGGATCAGTGGCTTCAAATATATTTATACCTACATTAGATCCACCTAAATTTATAAGGGCATTAGCTGCGGTTGAAGCTCCTGTACCACCATTGGCAATAGATAAATCATTTCCACTCCAGTCACTATTATTTATAGCTAAAGTTCCTCCTAATACAACTGATCCTGTAGAAACAATTCCAGTTGCAGGAGATGTAGTTAATGTAAGTCCATTTTTAGTTCCAGAAGCATCTACTTCGGTTACCCCCACAGACAAACTATCTACATAGTTTTTAGTTGCAGCATCTTGAGCTTGGGTAGGATCACCGACACCAGTAATCTTATTTGTACTCATCGCTAATCCTGAAGTAAATGTTGCTCCAGCAATTGTGGATGAGCTGCCAGTTGTTATACCTCCATCTATATTAAGACTGGATAAATATTGTATTGCCATATTTTATTAAAGTGTTTATGTACACTTACTCACTAACACTCTAATGTCATTTGTTGCAGGTGCACTGTTAAATGATATTGTTACTTGTGATGTGCTATTTCTAACAACGCCAGCATATACTGTATCATATGTACTATTATCGTAAAGTTGTACTATAACATCTCTTGTGCCCAAGCCATGGCTAACTGCAAATGAAACATCATTTCCATTACCAATGCTTACTGCATATTGTTCGTTGGCAGCAACACATGTGCTAACCGCTGTACAAAAATCAGTTACTTGAGATGCTGTAATTGCAATCGCTTGTTCACTTAACGAAGATAATAAACCTTTTGCAGTTACTGTAGCAGAAAGTGATTTAGCTGCACCACCAACACTACCAGCACTTACTCCAGTATTATCTAAAGTTACCCAACCATTAGCAGTAACACCAAAGTTTCCACTATCAAATCCAGCTACACCTTTTGTTGTACCACCATCTGTCGATCCATCTCCTGCAATGTTTTGGTCTGCGATTACAACTGTATAGTCAGATAAAGACGGTGTTGAACTTGCTGCAATATCCGCATTAGCAAAAATTAAATCACCAACTTCTAATGTTTCAGTAAAGAAAGAACCTCCTGTAGTTACTACATAGAAGTCACCTTGATCTAAAGCTACATTACTTCCTCCTGTTAATGCAGGAGAGTTTGTACTTGCATTATAGCCGCCTTGGAATACACCAACTCCAGCTACAAGAGATTGTACTTGACCTAAGTTTACACCATCAGAAGCTGCAGTACCAGTTTTTACTTGTAATAATTTGTTTGTTCCAAAATCAATATCCGCTTCGGCAGCACCTAAAATATTTAAGTGAATATCTTGTAGTGCAGATTTCTTATTTGCTCCTCCATTTACATCATAAACAGGAACAAAATCTGCTGGTACTACTGTATGACCAGTTAATCCATTAATATCAAGATTAACTGTAACTGTATCAGTGCTACTTGCGGCAGTTGTAATACCACTACCACCAGCTATATCTACTGTGTTACCATCACTTATTGTTTGATTTGATCCACTGTCCGCACTTAGTGTCCAAGAAGTCATAGTTCCAGATGAACCATTACTTGCGGCAGTAATTCTACCTTGTGCATCCACAGTAATACTCGCTAATGTATATGAGCCAGCAGTTACTGCTGTGTCATCTAAGCTTATCGTTACAGTATCGGTTGCTCCAGCCACAGAAGTTAATGCAGTACCACCTGCAATAGTTGCGGTGTTACCACTTGCTATTGCTTGTGAAGAACCACTATCTCCAGCTAAAGTCCATGAATAATTTTCTGCACTTGGAAAAGTAACAGTTTCTACATTAATTGCAGTAACGTGTCCAGTAGCATTAGTTGTTACACTATCTACTACATCAACTGTTCCACCATATCCTGGTGAAGCAGAACTTGTAGTATCACTTCTTGATGTCGCACTGTGAGTTACAGTTAGTGTATCGGTTGCACCTGCAGCAGTTTGTATATAAGCTCCTCCAGCAATATCAACTGTATTGCCATTACTTATTGTTTGGTTACTACCACTATCTCCACTTAATGTCCATGAAGACATCGTTCCAGGAGTTGCCCCTGAAGATGCTGCAGTTAGTCTACCTTGTTGGTCTACTGTTAAACTTGCATAAGTGTATGAGCCTGGTGTTACCGCAGTATCATCTAAGTTAATTGTTAATTTATCTGTTGCTCCAGCTACAGTAGAAATGGCTGTTCCTCCTTCAATATCTACAGTATTTCCATCGCTAATAGTTTGAGATGATCCACTGTCTCCAGATAATGTCCATGAAGTCATCGTTCCTCCACCACCACTTGCAGCAGTAGTTATTCTACCATATGCATCAACTGTAATATCAGCCGATGTATAACTTCCTGCAGTCACACCACTTGTTGCTAAATCAATAGTAACTGTATCGGTGTTTCCAACTACAGTTGTTACTCTTCCACCAGTACCTGCAATATCTAAAGTATTGCCATCGGTTATTGTTTGATTACTTCCACTGTCTGCAGTCAAAGTAAAGCTTGACATTGTACCAGTAGAATATGTTCCTAATGAACCATCTCCTAAAATTACTTGTGAAGAAGTTCCAGCTCCAGTAACTGTGAATGTACCATTTGTTGTTATTGGTGAACCAGCTACAGAAAATGCTGCAGGCATAGATAATGCTACTGAAGTTACCGAACCACCACTTGTTCCTACGGTCTGCCATGCACTACCATTATAATACTTTAGTACATTGGTGTCAGACCTATAAATTAATTGTCCTTCACCAGAAACTGAAGGATCAGAAGTAACATTGTCAACTTTAAAGTTTTTTAATTGACCATTGGTTAAGTCTATATTAGATAAATATTTTATTGCCATAATTTTTTTAGTTTAAAACTGCCACCCCTGTAAAGCCTTGATCGAAATCTAACCTAACTCGTGAGGTGTTCACATAAGTTATTTTACAATTTATAATTTGTGTTGGACTCGCTTGAGAACCTTCACTTATTTGCACTGATGGAAATTTATTAAGAGTATGGTCAACATTTACAAAGCCTCCTCCAGGGGGCACTGTAAACTGGGCACTCACCTCATTTTTATCACCTCCAGCTCCAGCCGCATTATATGTAAGCAAAGATATAAAATAATCTTTACCCGCTGTTAAGCTCCCATTGCTGTTGGTGTGAGTCAATACAATGTCATAAAACAAAGGATCAGCCTTCTGTGTTGCAGATACCCATCGGTATATTCCCCACTGTGTTATATCATCACATTGTGATAATAATATATCAGAACCAACTAATGGTGAGTTGTACCATGTAGATACATTTAATGTTTGTCCACCTTGGTTTTCTGTAGATACACTTAACACACAACCTGTGACTGTATTTAAAGCTACAGTTTGAGCTCCACCTGCATTGAAAGTTAAACTTCCCGCAGGTCGGACTGTTCCAGGTGCACCCGCTTGTTCATATTTGTACTTGAATATTTGGCTTTCATTACCAGCTCCATGAATAAAATTAGCTACATCTTGTGCAGTAAAGTTTTTGGTTTGCCAATTGTTTTGGGAATCCGAGCCAATCCATTTATCAGCACCGACTACATTAGTGTCATTTACATATGTTGCTATTCTGGCCATCTATTTATTTTTTTTTATTGAAGCTCCCTTTTCGTAACTACGCCCTCCGAAGTAGGCAGCAGTTATTGTTATAAGCAACATTTTTAAAAGTTCCTTCCATTCATCATCAACTGCAAAGTTAATAAATCCTGAGTCAATAAAGATAAGCAAAACTGTAGATACAAATAAGAAGATTAAAACTAAAGGTCTAACTGATTTTGATAATTTATTATCAGATGCCATATCTGACTTCCATCTCTCAGTAACATTTTTTTGTTGTTCAGATTCTGCTTGAATAAAAATTTGAGTCATTTCTTTTTCAAACTCAGCTTTTTCATCTTTAGTTCTAACAAATTTGTCTACTACATTAGTTAGTTTATCTGCTACACCTCCTGCAGCACCTCCAAATATTTTTAATAATATTTCTTTCATATTAATTACATTTCCATCTTCTTCGAGCTTGTCTTATTCTCGAGTTAGGATTATTTCTTGTTGCAGCACTACTTCTTTTTAGTTGTCCTAAACTACGAGCACAATAAGACTTTCTCCTTTTAGCTCTTTTACTTCCAGCTTTAGCTTTGCCAGTAACTGCAGTTTTTAATTTAGAACCAGGATTAGCTCTTCTATATGCAGCTACTCCTTTTTGAGTCATACCTGCTCCTGATTTTGTGGATCTATAGTTAGCCCCTTTGCCTTTAGTAGTTCTGCGTATTGCCATTATTTTTTCTTTTTCTTTTTCTTTCTATTGCTCATTTTATTTATAACTTTTTTCGCTACAAGTTTTTTTAGAGCTTTTGCACCTCTTACAAGGAGCTTACCACCTCCAGACATTACCATACCTATATGC